CCACCCTTCTCCCCACAAGGAGATTTCGCCAATTGATTTAACTTTTACAGTCGCAGTAATGCTCATATGTCACCTCAGTCGTAATAAGCAGGAATCGATTTGCCGCGCATTTTCTGGTGCGCGTTAATCAAGTGGGTAGGGTGGTTAACCGGCTTCTTGTATGCCGGGTTACGCTTGCGTTCGGTTACTTTCGGGTTTTTGTCGCGGAGAGCTACGAGCGAAGTGGCCCGGTCTGCTCTGACGCAACCAGAGAGCTTCTGTTCGATTCTGCGAGCAAGAGAAGCGTCTTGCTGTGCCTGTTCAATCTTGGCGGCCCGGCGCGCTTTATAGCGGCTCTTGGCAGTGCCTTTTGCTTCTTTCCAGATGATGGTTGCCATGCTGACCTCCTGTTAAGTGGTTTAGGTACATGGCGCGCCAGATGCTTATCTTCTGGTTGCTTCTGCGAGCTGCAATTCGCGCCATCTCCAAAACCACCTGGGTTCTGGTCTCAACGGTTAGGTTGAGAGTTCATCGATGTTAAAGAGCGATGCCAATCTGTTCCGTTTGGCTACCAGCGTCCTGCTGATGGACTAAATATAAAACCTTGGTTGTATTAATGTCAACAACCAAGGTTGTAATATTTGAATTTTGGTTGTTTTGTGGTTGTTTTTTAAGGAAATAAATTTTGTTTTTGTGCGCAAAAAGAACTCTTGCGAGCCATTAAGGGGGAAGAGAGGGGAGGTTAACCGACTTTTGAGGCGCTAAACGTTGGGGTGATAGTGGGGATGGGGATGAGGGATATGCTGCGGGCAATAAAAAACCCGGCGCGGTGGCCGGGTTTGGGTAGTTAGTGTTTTTTATTAGGCAACTCAGGTCGTTGTAGGTTTTCCAAAACCTCAATTGCTTTAGTGTTTTCTATCACTTTTTGTTGAACCTTATCAGCAAGATAATCCTTAAATCCTTTTGGAACATACTCTTCCCTGAGCCATCTTCTAAATTCACCTAAAGCCTCTTCAGGGTATACATTCGCAGGTAGGTTCCCGGCTTTACTCTGCGGAAACCAGTCCGGATAGACGTGAGGATGTTTCTGCACATCACCGTATTTTTCGCTCAGATTATTCCGCTTCCAGTGGTTTGACCATCTAGCCCCAACGCTAATATCAGGAACAGTTTTAGGCCCCAATTCAAACCCAGCATTAATCAATGGCACAGTGATATCCACCATCTCGCGGAATACGCTGAAGAATCCGGCCGGTATTTTATCATTAAGGATAATGCGCTCTTGGAAGCACTTCCAGGCACCGCTGACTGGATTTCTCGGGTCTATGCCTACACTTCTAAAAATAAACTCACGAAGTGTCTGTCTTGCTAAAAGCCGATAGTTCCTAAGGGCTGTGGCGTTGTTTGCTTGGCTTGCATCAAACGCATAATACTCAAGAATAGCCATGCAAACATAGTCAGGGTACGGATAATGATCTCGTTTAGTTTCTGAGGATGGTATGTAAAGTGAGTCAACGTTTATACCCTGATCGAGGAGTATGGTGTCAATTTTTTTCCCACGAGGTTTAAGTCGTTCGATAGCCCAATCCGAAGAGATATCTTGAATTACACTATGATGCACGCCACACATTTCAGCCAGTCCTCGGCCGGTAAGATATGGCGTTCCATCATTAAGAACTCCCATTGCCACACCTTCAACTTCAACCTCTTTTACAGGAAATAATTGGAGATTTCCTTGGCGGGGCGATATGGGTTTTATCTCATTAACCATATGATTTTCCTTATTAAATTGTGGCGGGCAATGCCGGTTGTAACGTCCTTCTAGATTACCCAAACGTCTCTTCAGGCCATTGCTATAGCTTGTTGTAAGCTATTGACTCATGGATAAGAGCTTTACCCATGATATAGAGCTGGTCCTGATTCTCTTCTGTCACGTACCAATCCTTATATGCTGGGTTGTCTGAGAGCACTACCAATTGAAGACCCTGCATCTGTAGACGTTTGACGTGAAAGTGTTGACCGAACACAAATGCATAGACGCCATCTACCTTGAAGTGCCTCACAGAAACATCAAAGAAGAGACGATCTCCAGACTGAATGGTTGGGCACATGCTGTCACCGTCTACTGTCATCACCTTGATGTCGCTTGGGGGCCGATTGCCAAAAAGCGATCTCGCGTGCTCTGTCGTAAACTCAATAGCATGAAGAACTTCCACATATTCAGAAAGCATAAACGAGCCCGGCCCGGCGCTAACAGTCAGGTCTAAAACGTCAACCCTGAATACATCGTGCGCCAAATTTTCCATACCTTTCACTGTGAACCGACTCCCTTCACTGCACATAGGGCCACTACCCTCAGATAACCATTCCGGCCTTACACCGAGAATACTGGCTATTTCTACAATCTTTTTTGAGCTTTTAGCCTTCCCAGACGTCAGTTTCTGAATTGCAGCCTGCGACACCCCAACCTTTTCGGCTAGAGACACCTGGTTAATTTTTGCTTTCTCCATGGAAAGCTTCAATCGCTGAGAAAGAGTCATGTTCATCCATTAAAAATACAACCCCAGTTGTCGATAGGCAAACAACCAAAAACTTGCATGATAACAACCAAGGTTGTATATTGGTTTTAAGACAACTGGAGGTGGTTTTATGAATCAAGTTATCAAAACCGCCATTGCCATCGTAGGAACGCAAAAAGAGCTGGCTAAGGCCTGTGGCGTTAGTCAAGCAGCTGTTCAGAAATGGCTTTATGGCAAGGCAAAAGTATCGCCACAAAATGTTGCCTCGGTTGTAAAGGCTACGGGAGGTAAGGTGCAAGGGCATGAAATACGCCCAGATCTTCCGGGTCTATTCCCTAAACCGAATCAGGCAGCATAAGCAGTACCCGCTCTTTAACAGTTCTGGCCGCTCACCTCTAACCGGGTAAGCAAAAACCAAGTGGCAGACCCCACGGTCTGCGCACGTATCTATCTAAACAACAAAGGAAGATTAATTGATGGAACACGCAAATAAACGCAACGAGGCGTTACGCATTGAGAGCGCCTTGCTTAACAAGATCGCAATGATTGGCACAGAGAAAACAGCAGCAGCTGTCGGTGTCGATAAAGCGCAAATCAGTCGGTGGAAACGTGACTGGATACCGAAGTTCTCGATGTTACTTGCAGTGCTGGAATGGGGTGTCGTGGATGACGAGATGGCCCGCCTTGCTGAGCAGGTAGCGAAGATACTCAAAAATGAAAAGCCCCAAACGAGCGGTAACTCGTTTAGGGCCTGAGCAACTGTGTTACGCCAACACAATCAACAGGAGACATTTTAATGCGAAAACGCAGGAAGTACCAGGAAAAAGAAGAGATTCGGCACCCTGAATCACCTGACGGGTTGGTTGTAGCGGCAGCCAATAACAGATCGTTCGCTGAACGGTTCATTGGTGTTTATCGACTGGCTAAGGCAGGAGTGAAGAATGGGCGTCGTTAAATTAGCAGACTACCGGCAGCAAGAACGCCGCGTAAACCAGCAGGAGGCAGCCGGTATGGGGTTTGTCTCTATACACCGCCAGTTTATGGATAGCCGACTCTACAAGGACTCTCAGGCCGTGCATCTTTGGGTGCACCTCATCCTCAAGGCAAATCACGAAGATGCCGTCGTAAACACCGATGTTGGACCGGTCACCGTTGAGCGCGGGCAGATGATTACAGGTCGCCCGACACTGGTCAGCGAAACGTTCATTCCCGACAACAAAGTGAAAAGCCTCCTGCGCAGTTTTGAGGCTAAAGGGATGATTACCGTCACGTCGATGCAGAAGAAATTTAGCCTCATAACCATCGTAAAATATGACGATTTTCAGGCTCAAAATTGTCCAACGAATGTCCAAGACTTGTCCAACGCAAACACCAGTAAAAATGCGGCTCTCAGCGATGTTTGTCCAAGAGATGTCCAACGTTTGTCCATAAACAATAATATAAATAATAACTCTCTTACTAACGTAAGAGAGAGTGCATCTTCCTCAGAAAATCCAGAACAGAAAAAACCGACTCTCAGCTGCGAGCAGGTGGTCGATGTTTACCGAAGAGTTCTTCCTGAAGCTCAGGGGATAAACATCCTGACTGACAAGCGGAGAAACCTGATCCGCACCTTCTGGCAAAAAGCCAGCAAAGTTACCCGGCAGCTGGACGGACATCCGTTCACCCTGAATGACTGGGAAGTCTATCTGAACTACATCGCTACAAACTGCCGCTGGATGCTGGAAGACAGGCCAGACCATCGCACCGGCAAGACCTGGCGGAAAAAGTCGATTGAGTTCTTCCTGAACGTCGATGTGTACGCCAAGACGCGAGAGGGGGCTTGCGATGACCTCTGATTACAAAACCCCGCCGAGCAACTACGAAGCTGAACAGGCCGTTCTCGGCTCAGTGATGGTCGCCCCGGACAGCGACAACGTCCAGAAGGTGCTCGGCTTCCTGAATGCGGACATGTTCTACAGCAGGCAGCACGGCAGAATCTTCGCAGCGTTGCAGGGGCTGAACGCCAAAGGCAAAGCGCTGGATATGCTGACGCTTTCAGACGCTCTGGAAATGCAGGGAGAGCTTGAACAGGTAGGCGGCTTTGCTTATCTGGCAGACATTTCCCGCAACACGCCAAGTGCAGCTAACGTCATGCACTACGCCAATGTCGTGAAGGACAAATCGACCGAGCGCATGGCAATCGAGCAGGCAACGCAGATGCTTGAGGTGCTCTACTCGCGCTCAGGAATGACGACCGCGCAGAAGCTGGAAGCGGTGCAGGCGCTGGCGATGAAGGTCGATGACAAAGCAAAAACCGGAAATCATCGTGGCCTGATGACGTTCAGGGATGCATTCAACAAATGGACTTATCAGGTCGGTGAGCGACTGGAGGGCAACCCGTCATCGGTAGGCCTGACATCGGGGATTGAAGCGCTGGACGAAATGCTGGAGCCCAAGCGAATCGTGCGCGGATCTCTTTTCGTTGTCGGTGCGCGCCCGAAGATGGGCAAGACCACCGTCTACCAGAAAATGGCTATCCACTGCGCACTGGTAGAAAACCTGCCAACCCTCGCATTCAGCCTCGAAATGCCGACCGAGCAGCTGGTTGAGAGAATCATCTCGCAGCACTCCCGCGTAAAGTCGGATGTGTTTTACCAGAACGGATACAACGAAAACCAGTTCGCCCAGGCGCTCGCCATGGGTACGCAGATTGCCGACAGCAACAACCTCTACATTGACGACACGCCGGGCCTGTCTCTGGCTCACATCGTATCCGAGTCGCGCCGCATCAAGCGCGAGCGCGGCGAGGTGGGGATGGTTCTTGTCGACTACCTGACGCTCATGGCTGCTGAAAAAGCAGATACCGAGGCGCAAGCATACGGCATCATCACCAAAGGTCTCAAGGTACTGGCGAAAGAGCTCAACTGCGTTGTTGTGCTTCTGGCGCAGCTTAACCGTGGTTCCGAGGCTCGCGCCAATAAGCGACCGCAGCCGAGCGACTCACGCTCTACCGGCCAGATTGAGCAGGACTGTGACTACTGGCTCGGTATCTATCGTGAGAATGAGGATGACGACACGGTTAACCCGGCAGAAACAGAGCTGCTTTTGCGTCTCAACCGCCACGGCAACACAGGCACCGTTTACGTTGAGCAGCGCAACGGAATTCTTTACGACATCGACCAGCAAGAGGCGCGTTTCCGCAGGGAAGAGCGCGAGCGCAAACCGAATAAGAAGGGGGGATTCTGATGGTGAGCATGGCAATGATGGAGCTGGCGCTTAACCCACGATTCAAGGCTGTGATGGAAAGATGCCTCGATGAAGAGGAGTTAATAGTTCAGTTCGAAAGACTTTCTGGCATCAAGCGGCCACCAACGCGCAGCAATCCCATTGAGGCAATGGTGGATACCGCCACCGGCTTCCGGGATGCGCAGTGGAAAGCATTTTTCGAAGCATTCATTCCTTTTGTTTACGACTGCGTCTGGCTCCGGTGGGCAGATCGCGACAATGAAGATTTCTGGCAAACGCCAACCGAACATCGCAAGGATCAACCATGAGCAAGGCAACCACAACGGCGGCGCTTCAGAGCGCAGCGCTGAAGGAGTTTTCTGCCCGCAATCAGCGTTACTGGTCAGCATCCAGTCTGCCGACGCGCGAGAAGGTAAAGCACCGGAAGCCGCTTAAGGCATACCGTAGAGACCGGGTTATGAACGCCATCCTGCGCCGGGACATCAGCCGCAAGATGGAAATCGCCCGCAACGAAATCATCGCCAGCATTGGAGGGAAGAAATCATGAGAACTATTAGCAATGAGGTTTTAGAAAAGCTGTCAGTTCGCTATCGCCTTCTGGCAAAAATACATGATGGCAGCGAGAGTCAGGCTTGGGAGGAAAGCGCCTTAATCGTTGAGGAGCTTCTGGCGCTGCGCAAAGAGCAGGAGCGGGCGGAGCCTGTGGCGTACCGCTACCGCTTTCGTCCCACCAGAGAAGCGGCGGGGAAATGGATTCTGGTCGACACACTCGAAGAGGCTAATCCTCTGCCGAAGTATGAGATTCAGCCGCTCTACACCGCACCGCCCGCGGCCTGTATTGCTGACGACTCTCTGCCGTATGACCCACAGATTGCTGAGTATGAGCAAATGATGGAAGCGGAGCAGGAACAAGCCGACACCACATCGCAGCAGTTCGAATCGCTGGCAGGTAAGGCGGTTGGCAGTGATGGTTTCGAGTGTACGCCTGTAGCTGACCTGTATGAGCTTCTGACCAAGTGCGGGGAATGTTACGACTACACAACTTCCGCAAAAGTCGCCGCTGACTGGATTAAAGAAGGTTATTCAGCGCGGGAATACGTGAAGCTTGACCGCCTGCAGGAAGCTCTCATTTTTGCGGCACCTGAGCCATGCAAATAACCCGCGACGACATCCAGGTAATCTCTGCCTACATCGGCACTCCTCGCTACATCGACATCGAAACACTCACCAAACGATATCTCTTTACCAGCCAGCTGATAATGCTTCAGGCAATCAGTAAGGCTAGGTATTGAGCGGAGCAATCCCATGAAAACGATACGAGCCAAAATTCTCGCCATCATGAATGCCGGGATGGTTTTAACCACGAACGAAATATCCAGACGAACAGGGAACACACTAGAAGCAGTTCGCGTCGTACTTAACCGCATGCAGAAAGACGGCGAGCTGACCGGAACCAGCCAGAAGCCCCGGCGCTGGCGTCTGGTCGACTCTGTTAACCACAGAGCCGAGCTTATCCGCTGCGTGAAAACCTTCGGCGCGCTCACTGCGATTCAGGCCAGCGAAATTACCGGCCTTTCTCCGGTGTATTGCATCAACACCATGCGGGTACTGGAGATGAACGGCGAGCTGACACGGAAGTATGTCCACACCGAGCTATCAGATGGCCGCAAAACGCGCTGCTACGAGTATTATCCGGCACCTGAACGCAAGCCGATTAACCAGTGCGCGCAGATAAGTCCGTTTGCAAAGCTCATCACATCACGAATCGGAGCCTGAAATGAGCATCATAATGCTGGTCTTCATCGGCTTGTGCTTCATGTTCGCGGCCATCGTTAAGCAGGACGGCCTGATGTTCACTGACACGCTGATTCTGCTGTGCAGTGCATTCGTATTGGCTAAAGAGGAGAAGCGCCGTGGATAAGAGCAGAGAGCAGTTTGAGAAATGGATGAGTGATGATGGCAAATATTCGTTAGCAATAGAGAAAACGGGTGAAGATTACATTCTAGCTACGACCAGAGTGCAATGGGAAGCATGGAAGGCATCCCGCGCAGAGGTGGAAGTAGAAATCCCGGAAGTGGAAAAGTGGCGCTCACCAGAAGCGGTAATGGCGCAAAGGGCAATGTTGGTGCTTGTTAAGCAAGCTATCAGTGACGCCGGTCTCAAGGTTAAGGGGGAGTGATGACGTGGACTCCCGTCAATGGCGCACAAAATATGCCCGTAGGAAAGTGGCTGGTTCAACTTTCCGATGGGGATTTTGCAGTGGCAAAAATTCACGAAGAAGTCCAGGTAGTGGGAGGGCATTTCCATTTTGATGCGCCGCCTGTAGTGGCTTACATGCCGCTTCCAGTACCGTATGCAGGAGTGAAAAATGAGGAAACAAACGTTTGAAATCCGCACCCCGATAGTCCAGCAAAACGCCATCCGCACCATCCAGCAGCTTTACCCCGACCCGGAAAGACCTCTCATCGTGACCATTCAGGAAAAGACGCGCTCAGTAGAGCAGAACAAACGTCTTTGGGCCACGCTGCGCGATGTTTCGGAGCAGGTCGTATGGCATGGCATGAAGCTGGATAGCGAAGACTGGAAACACATCTTCACGGCGGCGCTTAAAGGCCAACGCTCGGCACCTGGCATCAACGGCGGCTTTGTCGTTCTTGGACAGTCGACCAGTAAGATGAAAGTCAGCGAGTTTAGTGAGCTTCTGGAGTTGATTTACGCATTCGGCGCAGAGAGAGGCGTCCAATGGAGTGAAGACGCTCAAGAAGCTATTGAGTGGGCCAAACGAACTGGAAGGAAGGTGGCAGTATGACAGACAAATCAAACACGCCAGTTGAGATAAAAGACCTCTGGCAAACCCCGCCTGAAATATACCGGGCGTTACGGAGCGAGTTCCCGTTTTTCCTTGATGCGGCTGCAAGCCAAAGTAATGCGCTTTGCACCAGGTTCATTGATGAAAAGGAAAACACTCTCGAAGCGAATTGGCTATCGAAAATGCCGATCGGAGTAGGCCGTGCTTACGCATGGCTGAACCCGCCATACAGTGCGCCAATTCCTTTCGTTAAGAAGGCCGCACAGGAGAATGCAGATCACAGTGTTGGCTGCGTGATGCTTCTGCCTGCTGATACCTCTGTCCAGTGGTTCAAAGAGGCTATCAAGACAGCGCATGAGGTCAGGTTCATTACTGGCGGGCGGCTCTCATTTCTGAACGCAAGCACGGGCAAGCCGGCAGAAGGAAACCCCAAAGGCTCGATGCTCATCATCTGGCACCCGTGGCCGCGAGCTGGCGAATGCCGGATGACGACCGTTGATCGTGATGAGCTTATGGCGTATGGCAGAAAACGCCTGGAGGCGCTGAAATGCGAAAACGAAAAAGCAGCCTAGTCGCTGTAATGGAAAACTGCATATTCATCGTTCGACCCCGCCGCAAGAAGAAACCTGAATTACCTCCCTCTCAAATCCCAACATACGCGTATACGGCCCACCTTGCTGATGTCCGGTGGCAGCGTCAACGCGCCAGGAGGAAGCATGCTTAACCCCATCCAAACCCAAAACTACGAGCAGCAGAGCATAGCCAGAGCTCTCTGCGCAGGATGCAGCAAGCAGCTGGAGCCGGATGAAACCTACGCATGCGGCGAGTGCATCAACGAATGGCTTGTATATCGAGACCCGAACGGAGATATCGCAAATGACGATATTCAGGAGCAATAAATGGCTTCAGGCAGTCAGGGAGTTAGATTACTGCGTTCTGTGTGGACGGTATGGGGTTCAGGCCGCGCACAGAAACGAAGGGAAGGGAATAGGCCTTAAGGTCGACGAC